GTATTTGTATGGAATGGTAGTAGACCAGAAGCACAAAGAGGATATAATGATGATCTTGTTATATCTTGGTCAATAGCTCTTTTTGTAAGAGATACTGCATTAAGATTGAGACAACAGGGAATTGAATTAAGCAAAAAGGCAATAGACTTGATGGCAAATAATTTTCAACATACTGCTAAAACAACAGAATTTGGGGATAAAGCTACTGAGTCATGGCGAATGAAAGTAAATGAGCATGAGGATGAAGACCTATCTTGGTTGCTTAAATAAATAAAGGTTATAAAAAGGGAAAATAAAAATGGCGGATAAATCGTTTTTTGGAAGATTAAAGAGACTCATGTCTACAAGTTCAATTGTAGCAAGAGTAGGTGACAATAAATTAAAAGTGCTTGACTATAATAGAATGCAAGCGCATGGATTAGAGACAAATAGACTTGTAGATAGATACACAAAACTTTATGGATCAAGCGGATATTCAAGGGCAGGTACAGGCCCTTATGCACAGGCAACTGATTATCAAGCAATGAGGTTAGAGCTGTATTATGATTATGAAACAATGGATACAGATTCTGTAGTAGCATCAGCATTAGATATATATGCAGATGAATGCACATTAAAAGATGAATTTGGGGATGTCTTAACAATAAATAGCTCTAAGGATGAAATAAAAAAGATAGTTCATAACTTATTCTATGATGTTTTAAATATTGAATTTAATCTGTGGCCTTGGATTAGAAATATGTGCAAATATGGTGATATGTATCTCAAATTAGATATCACAGAAGGTGTAGGTATAACAAATGCAATTCCAATGTCACCGTATGAGATGATCAGAAGTGAAGGATTTGACCCAGAAAATCCAGAAAGAGTAACATTTTTGCAGGATCCAAGTTTAGGAAGCAGCATGGCTGCTGTTGGCCAACTACAAAAAACTGAATTTGAAAACTATGAAGTAGCTCACTTTAGACTTTTGGCAGATACCAATTTTATTCCTTATGGAAAGTCAATGCTAGAAGCAGGAAGAAAAGTTTGGAAGCAATTAGTGTTGATGGAAGATGCAATGTTAATTCATAGAATAATGAGGGCTCCCGAAAGAAGGATATTTAAAATTGATATTGGAAATATTCCACCAGCTGAAGTTGACACTTATATGGAACGTGTTATGTCTAAAATGAAAAAGACTCCATTTATGAGGCAAGATGGCCAATATGATCTCAAATATAATATGATGAACATGTTAGAAGACTACTATCTTCCAGTTCGTGGTGCAAATAGTAGTACTGAAATTGATACTCTTAGTGGTATGGAATTTACAGGGATTGAAGACATTAAATATCTTCAAAATAGAATGCTAGCATCATTTAAGATACCTAAAGCTTTTATAGGATACTCCCAAGAGGAAATGAGTGGTAAAGCAACATTAGCAGCAGAAGATGTTAGGTTCGCCAGAACAATAGAAAGACTTCAAAGAATAGTTCTTTCAGAGCTAATTAAATTGGCAATAATCCATCTTTATTCACAGGGCTACAATAATGAAGACTTAGTTGACTTTAGTTTAAATTTAACTAATCCTTCAATTATATATGAAACAGAAAAGATTAATCTTTGGGATAGTAAAACCTCCCTTGCATCATCAATGAGAGATTTGAATATGCTTTCTGAAGATTGGATATATAAAAATGTATTTAATTTTAGTCCACAAGAAATGGATAAAGAAAGAGAAGAAGTATTAGAAGACACAAAACAAAAATACAGACTAGATAAAATTGAACAGGAAGGTACAGATCCTGCTAAAAATCAAGAAGAGTTTGAAATAAAAGATGATAGTGATGACACACAGTATGAGTTTGAAGGAGAAAAAGATCTAGGAGGCAGACCTAAATTGCCTAATGGAAGATATGGAACGGATTCACATCCCATGGGGAGAGACCCAATAGGTTCAAAGTCACAAATTCCTACAAAGTCAAAAAATAGTAAAATAATGCCAAAATATAAAGGTGGTTCACCTTTAGCAAGGGAAAATGTGGAATTAGCCAGAATAATGAAGAAAAGTATGGCTATAAAAACAGGTCAAAGGTTAATTAATGAAGATTTTGATCGTAAAAGTAAAAAGAAAAAACAAAACACAGATAAAGGTACTATACTTGATGAAGAAAACATAATAAATGATATATAATGTAAATTTACTAAAAAGTTTAATATTTATTTTATATACTTATGTTAATAGTATTGAATCGACAGGGAATCACTGATGAGCAAAAAAATAAAGCATTCAAAGTACAAAAATACCGGTATTTTATTTGAGATATTGGTTAGACAATTAGCTGCAGATGTAATGTCTAATAAGGGTAATGTATCTCAACATATTATCAAAGAGCACTTTAATTCAAAAAGTGAATTACTTAAAGAGCTAAATTTGTATAATAATTTAAGTAAAGAAAAGTTTAATAGTGATGCTAAGGCAAATCACTTTATTGAAGCTGTTGTATCTGCTAGAAAAAGATGTGATAATAAGTCTCTCAGAAGAGAAAAATATAATCTCATTAAAGCTATAAAGGAAAGCTATAATGTCGAAATGTTTTTTAAGACTAAGGTTTCTAATTATAAAGTTTTAGCCTCAATATATAAGCTATTTGAAGATACAAAGCTAGGTGTTGTCTCCCCATTTGATTCAGTAAAAGCTAGATACACATTAGTTGAACACATAACAAATAAGGGTAACAAGCCAACAACAGCATCTAAATTAATAAAAGAATATAATTCTCAGGATAAAGATGTAAGGCTTCTAACTTATAAGATCTTAGTTGAAAAATTCAATAATAAATATAAAAGCTTAAATGCATCTCAAAAAAATGTAATTAGTGAATATATTAATCATATTGCTAATTCTCCGAAGTTAACTGAATTTATCAAAAAAGAAGTATTTAAAATTAAAGCTCAATTAAAAGGTCATCTTACATCAGTTAGTGATAAGATAACAAAAATAAAGCTTAAAGAAGTAACACATCTATTAGATAAAATAGAAAATAAACGTGCCTTAGTAAGTGATGGTGATGTACTTACAGTAATGCGCTATTATGAACTGGTAGGAGAGTTAAATGAAGTCCATAGATAATATAAATAGGCTAATTGAAGAACTGAAAGATGAAGAGATTGAAGAGGCTAGTGTTACTGGGGATGTTGCAGGATATAATACACCATTTGCATTTAGTGATGGATCTGAAGAGGATGAAGAGGAGAGGGATGAAAATGCAATTAACAGCACAGGCTATAAAGTAGTAGGAGAAAATATGAGTACATTTAAAAAAATGATGTTAGGAGAAGTTTCTTATAAAAAATATAAAAAAGACCCTACACAGTCTTCTAGACAAAAAGTAAATACTTCAATACAGGAAATAAATAGAAAGCTATACGAAATAGAAAGAGTAATTACTCATGCAGTAAAGTTAAAAACTGAAGATGGAGTAAATACTGGCCAATATTGGAAGTCAACAAATCATAGACTAAGAAAAATTAGTGAAAGATTAATAAGAATCTCTAATAAAGCAAGGAAATTTGGTGAGTGATAAAACCAAAAATAAAAAAAAGATTAATGAAGATCTTTCTGATCAAGATATTAGGAAAATTAGAAGGTTAATCAGAAATGAAATTGCAGAAATGTATTTTATGCTTTATAGAAAGAGAGCTATATGGAGTAAACAATCATGATGAACAAAGCACTATTAGTAGATTACATAAATTTTGATGTAACTGCAGAACAAATTAATGAATCCATAAAAGAAAACAATGGAAGATTAATTGTAAGTGGAGTATTACAAAGGGCAAATGCTAAAAACCATAATGGAAGAATTTACCCCAAGCAAGTCTTAATGAGAGAGGCTGAAAAATATGCAGGCACACAAATAAAAGAGAGAAGAGCTTTAGGAGAACTAGATCATCCAGAATCTTCCGTGGTAAACTTAAACAATGTATCCCATAATATTGCAGAAGTCTTTTGGCGAGGTGATGATTTATGTGGAAAAGTGGAAGTTTTAGATACACCTTCAGGGAAAATATTAAAAGAATTATTTCAAGCAGGAATTAAATTAGGAATCTCTTCTAGAGGCTTAGGAAGTGTAAAGGAGATGAATGAAGAAGGTCCTGAATCTACTGTAGAAGTACAACCAGATTTTGAATTAATATGTTGGGACTTTGTTTCAAACCCTTCAACACACGGAGCTTTTATGAATCCAGTTAATGAATCAGCCGGATCAAAGACTCCAGTTTCAAAATATTCAAATGTCAATAGAATTATTACAGACATCTTAAGAGGAAAATAAAAATGAAAAAACCAAATTTAAAATCAATGATAAATGAAGCTTTTCAAGGTGTGGAACCTTATGCTACAAGATCAGGCGGAATGCAAAAGCCACTTTCAGAAGATGACCTTAAAAAATGGGGAATAATTCCAGATAAAGATACTATAAATGAGGAGTATGTTGAATCAATGGGACCTGATTTTGATAATGGTTTAGACTTAATTTTTGATGCTTGGAATACTTGGAAACGAGGCCCAGCAACAGAATCACATATGATTAAGCCTGCTGCTAAAGAGGTAACAGACTATATTGTAAGCCAGTTAAAAAAGAAGCTAAGATAAAATGAAATCTTTTCTCAAAAAAATAATAAAAGAAGAGTTTCAATCTATAATATTAGAGAAGGCTAAGATGTCTAGCACGTTTAGGAAGGCAATGGAAGCACTTTATGATATAGAATATAAACAGCAAGAACTAAGAAAGAAGTTTGTAGGAGAAAAGAATCCAGCAAAAAAAGAGGCAATGAAAAAAGATCTTGTTGCCCTTCATAAAAAGGTTCAATTAGCAAACCTCAACTTTAATAAAGCATTAGCCAATGAACCTGTAGAAGGATTAGAAGAAGGAAAAAATATGAAAAAGAATAAAACTACTAATTTATATGAGCACTATTTAGGAGAGCTACCTTCATCTAAGCTCATGAAGATGAAATGGAATCCAATTACAGAAGAAGCTCCAAAACCAGAAGGAGAATCTGAAGATGTATATGATGAGTATACAAAAGGTCTAGGCCCAGAAGGAGATGAAGAACTAGATGAAGCCGGCTGGCCAAAAATGAAAACAGATCCAGATGCTCAAAAAGTTAGTGATATGATTAAGCAATTAGGGATTATTGGAAGTAGGAGAAAAGGAAGCAACGAGAAAAAAGAAATTAAAAAATCAATTAAAGTATTGCAAAGCCTTAGAGGCGCAATAATGGTAGGAAGATAAAACTATGAAACTAAAGACATTATTAGAAGACATTCAAGAAGACGCTCAAAGTGCTGAGGCAAAAAGTTCTTTTTTCAAAAGCGTAAATGAATATGCTAATTTAGGTAAAGATATTTATAGGTCTCATAGATTAAAAGAGATAGCAGAAATGGTAACTAAAATGTGCGAATCTGCCGAACATATTA